GAAGAGTCCTGAAGAAAAGTTGGAATTAAGAACTTTGGATTCAGGTCCATATAACCAAAAACTGACTGACTATTTTTCAGACAAACTTCCTGAAATGGAAAAACAGGGTAAAGAGTACGTTTTAACAACCGATGACGTACAAAGTTTCTCACCAAATGAAATCAAAAAAACATTTGCAGCGGAACTCCCCTCAATGAACACGAGAAACTATAACAACTAAAATAAAGGAAGGGGATGAAAATCCCCTTTTTTATTCCTATCTTTGAAAACACCTTGACGAAAAAACTAAATTGGCGATTTGACAAACGAGAAATTAACAACTATAATTTATAAAAACTAAAAACAAATTTTATTATGACAAATGTATTAGATGCAGTATTGGCGCAGTATGAAAAGAACACAGCGAACTTTGGCGAAGACAGAATGACACAAGAAGAAAGAATGAAAAAGTATTTCGCTTGTATCCTTTTGGACAATGAATCACAAGGACAACGTAAAGTACGTATCCTTCCAACTAAAGATGGTAGTTCACCTTTTAAAGAAGTGTGGTACCATGAAATTCAAATCGACGGGAAATGGACAAAATTGTATGACCCGGGTAAAAATGACAACGAACGTTCACCTTTAACTGAGGTTTATGAAGAGTTGGTATCAACAGGTAAAGAATCTGACAAAGAATTAGCAAAACAATACAGGTCACGTAAGTTTTACATCGTAAAAGTTATTGACCGTGACAAAGAACACGAAGGTGTTAAGTTTTGGAGATTCAAAGACAACTATAAAAAAGACGGAGTGTTGGATAAAATTATTCCAATTTGGAGGGCTAAAGGTGACATCACCGACGCTAACACAGGTAGAGACCTTATCATCCAACTCCAAAAATCAAAAACAAATGCGGGTAAAGCATACACTTCAATTCAAACAGTGATGCACGACGACCCATCTCCACTACACTCAGATGCTGAGATTATGAAGTCTTGGTTGGAAGATGACTTGGTGTGGGGTGACGTATATTCTAAGAAACCCGTAGAATACTTAGAAGCAATTTCACGTGGTGAAGTTCCAAAGTGGAACCCTGAAACTCAAAAGTGGGTTTATGGTGATGAGGCAATCATGACTATGGGTGGAAACAAAGAAATGAAAAATTCTTATTCAGACCCACAAGCAGGAGCAGAACCTGACGAAGATTTACCATTCTAATTATATATTGAGCATGGACACTTACATAGACATAGTGTCCATGCTCTTTATTTTTAATAAAAAAAACAAACGTATATATAATGGCAATTAAGAAAAAAGAATTTGGAGATATTAAGAAACAGTTTTCTTCCTCCGCAAAATATAAACCACAAAGATTTCTTGACTTAGGAAAAGATTTCTTGGATGCAGTTGGATTACCTGGTCCTGCTATTGGTCATTTAAATATGTTCTTGGGACACTCAGATACAGGTAAAACAACCGCAGCGGTTAAATCAGCGGTTGCCGCTCAGAAAATGGGTGTACTTCCCGTGTTTATTATTACCGAACAAAAATGGAGTTTTGAACACGCAAAACTTATGGGTTTTGAGTGTGATGAGATTATTGATGAGGAAACAGGTGAAGCTGATTGGGACGGATTTTACATATTCAACAACAACTTCAGCTACATTGAACAGATTACTGATTACATCAATAGCTTATTAGATGCTCAAGAAAAAGGTGAATTGGATTACAGTTTATGTTTTATTTGGGATTCTGTAGGTTCAGTTCCTTGTAAGATGACTTACGAAGGTAAAGGAGGTAAACAACACAACGCAGCGGTTCTTGCCGACAAAATTGGTATGGGTATCAACCAAAGAATTTCAGGTTCCCGTAAAGCGGATTCAAAACATGAAAATACGTTGATTGTTATCAATCAACCTTGGGTTGAATTACCTGACAATCCATTTGGTCAACCAAAAATTAAGGCAAAAGGTGGTGAAGCGATTTGGTTAAACTCATCTTTGGTATTTTTGTTTGGTAATCAAAAAGGTGCGGGAACAAACAAAATTTCCGCAACAAAAGACAAAAGAACTGTTAAATTTGCCATCCGTACAAAAGTTTCTGTTATGAAAAACCACATCAATGGTTTGGGTTATGAAGATGGTAAAATTATTGTAACACCACATGGATTCTTGGCAGGTAAAGATGCGTCTGAAGAGAAAACATCTATTGAGGCTTACAAGAAAGAATATGCTGAGTATTGGAATCAAATCATTGGTTTGGACGGAGATTTTGATTTGAAAGAAGAAGTTGAACAAGCATAAAAATATTATAGTGGAAAAGACCTTATTAGTTGATGGAGACAACTTATTTAAAATTGGATTTCATGGTGTTAAAGATTATTATCACAATGGGAATCACATTGGAGGTCTTTTCCATTTTATCAATGCTCTCCGTAGGCACTTAGACGAAAATAATTTTGATAAAGTTTTAGTGTTTTGGGATGGACCTGAAAACTCCGTAGTAAGACAAAAAATATATCCCAACTACAAACAAAATCGTAGAACATCTCTCAACGAATTCCAAAAGGACAATTATTATTGGCAAAAAAACAAGGTTAAAAAATACCTTGAAGAAATGTTTGTTAGACAAGTTGAATTTGAACAATGTGAAGCCGATGATTTGGTTGCTCAATATTGTTTAATTGCTCCAAATGAGAAGAAGACAATATTCTCATCAGACAAAGATTACTTACAACTTGTTGATGAAAATACAACGGTATATGCACCAATAGCCAAAATTTATTATAGGTCAGGTGATAAAGTAAAAATATTTGAATATGAAATACCTGTTACTAATGTTCTGACTTACAAAATTTTAACAGGTGACAAATCGGACAACATTGCAGGTATCTATGGATTAGGTGAAAAGAAACTTATTAAATTCTTTCCTGAATTACTTGACGAAACCGTTTCTATTGATGATATTTTAACCAAGGCAGAACTTTTAATAAAGGAGGATAAAGACAACAAGACACTTCAAAATCTCTTAACGGGAAAAACTAAAGAAGGGATATTTGGAAATGAATATTTTCAGATTAACAAACAAATTGTTGACCTCAAAAACCCACTACTAACAGACGAAGCTAAAGATATGGTTCAGGATTACTGTACCGAATCTTTAGACCCCGACGGAAGGGGTTACAAGAACCTTATCAGAATGATGACTGATGATGGTCTCTTTAAATACCTACCCAAGTCAGATAATGCTTGGGTATATTTCATCACACCATTTTTAAAACTAACAAGAAAAGAAAAAAGAAAACACACACAAAACAAAAAATAATATGAAAGAACAAGATTCAGTAAAATTAGAATTTTTGATTACGTTAAACAATAACATTGTTATCCAACGTTTCTTCAATGTCAAAAACTACAACAATGACGCAAAAAATTCTCTAAACCTATATTGGTATTTAAGAGAATTTGCCGAAATGTTTGCGTATGACCTAAAAATGAAAACAGTTGTCTACATGATGGATAATCAAGATGAAATCATGGAAGACGCATCGGTCTTGTCAACTTCAATGACTGAAGGTGACGAAGTGTTTAACATTTATTTAAAGGTTGGTGATATGACAATTTGTCAGAGACAGATTGATGCAAAAATCTACCCACCTAAAATAAGATACACCGTAGACATACGTCCGCAAGTAAAAACCGTATTAAAGGATTTGACTGACATTTTTTCAGACGATAATTTAATTTACACTTACCACGGAATTAGTTTAGTTGGGTAATATTTATCAAATCCAAGAGGAGAATAAATTATGTCAATGCAGAGAAATTTTGAGTATTTAGGTCAGTCATTTCAGTTACAGTTATTAAACCAAATTATAGTAGATAAAGATTTCACACATTCAATTATAGACGTAATCGAACCCTCCCATTTTGAAAACAAGTATTTCAAAACCATATTACAGATGGTGAAGGAGTATTATACAAAATATTCTTGCTCACCATCATTTGAAACTTTAGAACAGATTTCTAAAAGTGAATTCCCACAAGAAATGATGTTGAGAATTTTGATGGACACCATCAAACAAATTCAAAACGCACCATTTGAAGGGGCTTCATTTGTTC